TAAATGATATAATAATATAATAAAAATTGACATAAAATTAATATTATTTAATTTAAATAAAGAATAATGTTCAAAAATTATAATTATGATGCAAAATCAAATAAAAACTCGTTTGATATTCAAAATATGGATTTATCAATTGTTAATGGTATTAGACGGGTTATTTTAACTGAAATTGAAACAGTCGGATTTTATGGAGAAGACGAACCTTCTGTTGAAATTCATAAAAATACCGGACCTCTTCATAACGAATTTATGAAACATAGAATCGGATTGATTCCAATTTATGTAACTGAAAAAATTACTGATACTTATACAGATAATGATTATTCATTTGAATTAAATGTTCTTAATGATGGTGCTACAACTGTTAATATTACTACCGCCAATTTTACAGGAACTTATAAAGACAAACAATTAACAGCTAAAGAATTAAACGAATTATTTCCCGCTAATCCTATCACTAAACAACATATTCTTATTACTCGTCTAAGAGCCGGCGAACATCTTCATTTGACTGCTACAGCCATCAAAAAAACAGCTAAAACAAATGCTTCTTTCTCTCCTGTTTCGCTCGCTAATTTCTATTATATCGAAGATCCAAAAGAAGCAGCGAAAGCTTCTAATATCCTAGATAAACAACGATCTTATTATAAAAATGAATATGGCGATCCTACATTAATCAAATTTGAAATTGAACCAATAAATAAATTGTCCTATGTTTATCTTTTCTCTAAAGCTATTCAAATCATTATTTCTAAATTAAATAAAATTATTACTGATATAGATAATATTACTATTGAACCGGTTCCTAATAATCCATTTTCAGTTAATTTCCACATCGATAACGAAGATGATACTTTAGGCAATCTTATTCAATCCATTGTTCATAATAAATATATTCGAGCCAATGAAAAATTTAATAAAATTATCTGTTCATATATCGGTTATATCTGTCCACATCCACTAAAACAACTTATGATTATTCGTATTACCCTAGAAGACCAAACAAATCCTAATATATTTAAACAATTCTTAACAGAAAATTGCGAACAAATCATTAAAGAATTAAATTTAATCGACGAATCTTGGATTAAATTTAATTCTCAAAAAAATAAAAAAAGTACCTAAAAAGCAACTGGTGTCTTAAAATAACATTGAACCTTCATCTCATATTTATAAAACATTGGATGAATAATATGATGAATATTTACAGGTGATGTAATAATATATGTACGCTTCTTTTTGTCACCTTCACCCTCATCGCTTACTTTACATAAATTAAAAGGGCATCGACCTTCCTTAATTGAATTATAAATATCATTTGTTACTGTTTCGACAATTTCTGTTACAGGAACTTCAACAATATATTCAAAATGATTCATTATTTTTTATAATTATAATAATTATTATAATTCCTTAAGTAATTTATTATATAAATTATATTCAATTTCTGAATGAACTAATTTATCATTAGTATCATATATGAAACTATTCATATCATACTTATATTTAAATTGTGGATTAAATTCCTGATATTCTTTTTGATTATAGGTATCATAATCTCCCTTTAAATTACATTCATTAATTACTCCAATAACCTTAGCCATAATAATAGTATGTTTAATTCCATTTGATATTATTAAAAATTTCATATGTCTCGCTAAAGGTTTGTTTTCTCTATAAATCAATATATCAATTTCTAATAATAATATTCCTTTATCGTCTATTTTCTGTTTATATCTAATTAATGAATGTTTGATAATGTTGAATTTATTTTTATCGTTTGGCAAATCAAATGTATTATGCTGAACTAATTGTTTTAAGTAAATAATTATTTGTTTGTAATATGGATATTTATTGTCATTAATCCAATTACTCCAATTATTTCCCTCAATTATGGTAATTATCTTATTATAATCTATTTTCAATAATTCGGCAAATTTTGATTCTAACTCGTCATTGCCATAATCATAATAATTATTTTTATCGTTTTTTAATACTATATCATAAGGTAGATTCGATTTTATTTCAAATGATGGATATTCATTCGTATTTGTATAATTTTTATTACCTACAAAACATTCGATATTTATATTTATGATATAATAAAAGATTATTAAAAGCAAAATAATTATTAAAAATTTATATATCAGCAACATCTATATTTAATATGATATTTATTTTATAGAGAATGATATTTATAACTATTTTAGTGTATATACTAATAATCTTATTGTTATTTCTTTTGAAACCTTCTATAATGTTCGATATGCACGGCAATATTAAAACATATAATTCTAAATCATTAATGACCTTAGATTTGATGTATCCATTAATAGCACTTTTATGTTATTTTTTTGTATTAGTTATAAAAATAAGTTTAGTTTCTTAAAATTAATGGATTTTATTAAAAATTGGATTTTAACACCTAGAACTAAATTAACTACAGATTCTTGTCTGTTTGTTACTGGTAATTCTGGAATAGGTAAAACTTTCAATATTAATAAATTGTGCAATGATATGAATCTGTTTATCGTTAATATCAATAGTTGTAATTGCTGTTCTTCTAAACAACTATTGGATTTATTAAACAAATCATTTACATCTTCTCTAATTCAACAATTGACAAATAACACACAAAAAAAGATTATTATTATCGATGAATTCGAAACCTTATTATCATTTGATAGTACTATGAATATACATCTATTAAATTTTCTTAATACTACTCATAAACATATTCCTATTATTTGTATCGGATCTAATAATATCAAACTTGGAGAAATTAAAAAAATATGTTCTTTTTATGAATTTTCAAATCTTTCAATCGATGAAATATATAACATTCTAATTAAATACAAATCTTCAATTACATATGATGAAACCTTAGAAATTGCCAAAAATACTAATTATAACATTAAGAATTGTATTCAAATTATTACAAATACTTATTATAATAATAGTGATGACTTTTTAGATATTGGCGAATTATACGCTAATAATTTTAATCGCGATATTTTCAAAAGAATTATTTACAAAGACCAATGGTTAATTCCTTTGAAATTTCACGAAAATTTGATTACTGAATTGAATACAAGAAATGTATCAAAAATACACAAAAATAATCATTACAAAAAATTTATAAATAATTTTTGTTATTTTGATATATTTATGAACAAAAATAATGATATTGCCATTGATTATTTTATTAGTAGCATACACTTCCTGTTTTTATTAGCTCATAAAAATAATAAAAACAACTCGTTAACTAATTTCACAAAATTATTAAGTTATTTATCATTACAAAAAAAAAATAATAAAAAAATTTATAAATTAAATATTCCAACCAGTCAATTTTGTGGAAATTATCATTTGAGTATTATTAATAGAAAATTTATTTATTAATAATAGATAGTCATAAATTTAAAATGGGTGATACTACTAGCGATTCAGAACGTATTTTTGATGCTTTTTCAAATGCTACCAACAATGTAATAACAAGTGCCACTTCTAAAATCAATGAAGTATATTATACAATGTCTAATAATAGTACTCTTTTTATTGGTCTTTTTGCTGTTGTTGTTATAACTGTTATAATCGCTGCATTATTGTATACTTATCTCGGTTGGACGCTATTTGCTAAAGTTGAAAATAGCGTTGATGGCACTAAAGTACCTATATTAGGGAATCAATTAAATAAATTTGTCGCAAATGTTAATAATACTGCTAATGGCACGCGCAGAAGTTTTTCATTTTGGATTTATATAAATGATATGACCAAATTTAAAGGTCAATATAAGAATGTTCTAGGTTTAATCAACGACAATACAGAATTTGCTTCAAACAAATGCTCTCCTCATATCTTTTTAGATAAAGATAATAATTCAATGTATATCCGTTTTACAAATAAATATGATAAAGAAATTAGTCGAAAATGTGCCGATTTATCAACTGATAGTACCTTATTGAATTACTTAAAAAGTGGTATCGAAATTAAATATGTACCATTACAACGATGGGTTCATATTGCAATAGTATGTAATACTGATTCATTTAAAACTACTGTATATGCATATGTAGATGGCGATTTAGTTAATACAAGATATGATAAAGAATTGTTTGTTTTAAGTAAATATGCAAATGACCCTACTAAAACATCAGTTCCAGCAGAATTAAATGATATAAATTTAAATACATCTGGCTTTTTATTTGTGGGTTCAAACCCTGATGGTATTTGCGGACCTGGATTTTCCGGACTAATATCAAATTTTAGCACTTTTAATTATGAACTTAATAATAAAGATATTTATGCTATATATAACAGAGGTCCTATAAATGGATTTTTAGCAGCGTTAGGATTAGGCGCATATGGGGTTAGAAGTCCTATTTATAAATTATAATATCTATAATAAAATTAGATATGATAAATTCGGTAGTACAAATAATATTATCTATATTTTTAATTGCCATAATGGCATTTATTAGTTATTCTATCTATAATAATGAAGTTATCAAAAATATTACTATAAATACAAGTACAAAAAAACAAGTCAAAATATTTACAGGTATATTAGATTATACTAAAGACAATAATATAGATATTGAAACTTATGATCCTACAAATAAATCCTATCTTGATATTAATCCATCCATTAATCAAAATGGAGGTGCAGAATATTCTTATAATTTTTGGCTATTTTTTGATGTAACTGGTGGTGATAAAACTATAGTAACATTAACACCCACTGATTCTTTATCATCATATTCAAGTGGTAGTGTTGCGGATTATAACCCAGACTTTAAATATAGATATATTAATTTATTTTATAAAGGAGAACAAACTTATATACCTATCAATACTAATGCTTTAGAATGTGAACAGAATTCTAATCTTAAGGACAATGTTAAAGAAAACATTTTTATTAAAAATCCTTTGGTAAAAATTAGAAATGATGCTAAAGATATTATTGTAGAATATAATAATATTAATTTTCCAGAAACTTATAATACAAATGCTATACCTTTATCTTGTAGTCCTTCAGGTAATGCAAATAATGATCTTAATAATAGAAATAAAAATAAATTAGGCATCAAAGATATTGATGTTGAAAAATATAAACAAAAATTTAATATGATAACTATTGTATTTCAAGAACAACCCAAAAATGAAGATATTTTTAATAAAAATAGTGCTAATTGTAAAGTTTATTTTAATGGTGTTTTAATAGAAGATAGATTAGCTAATACTGCAGCTATTGAATCAACCTCAGAATATAATAAAGCATTGAAATCTAGAGTTATGAAAAGTAATTTAAGCAAATTACATATAAATCCAAATCCAAATAGTAAAGCATTTTTAAATAGAGACTTAAAAACTCGTAACACATCATCAGTAGAAGATTCAAATAAAAAAATTAAAATATCACCCTTACAAATGGCTGATTTAACATATTATAATTATGCTTTAACAGTCAAAGAAATAAAAGCTATATATAACAAAGGCTTTAATACAAACAGTGTTACCTATACAACGAATGTATACGATAATGTACTTTTCCAAAAAGGTAAATATATAGAAGGAGAACCTATAGCAAATAAAACAGTTAAGGGTATTTAAATACCTTTTATTATATTAAATGGGTGCCGGATTACTTCAATTAGTAGCTAAAGGAGGTTTGAACGATTATATTGTAGTTAATCCTAGTATTAGTTTTTTTAATTATGTATATAGAAAACATACTAATTTTGCTATCGAAAATTTAACTCTAACATTCGAATCTATACCATCATTATTGACAAATATGCATATAAGCAATAATTATACGGTAAATTTGACTTCTCGTGCTGATGTTGATCTATTGAGTAATCTATATTTGGTTTTTACTTTACCAGCAGTTTATTCAGATGCTATATATAAATTTAAATGGATTGAAAATATTGGATCATTATTAATAAAAACAGCGACTTTTCAAATAGGTTCGGTTATTATAGATACTATAACAGGTGAATGGTTAGTTATTTGGAATGAATTAACATTACCTGTAAAAGATAATTTTAATAATATGACAGGTAATATACCAGCTCTCAATAACCCTAGAAAACCTGAAACAACAATAAGAATTAGAAATAATATTATAAGTGATTTTGATTATTTAGCAGGCGATGCAAATAATAATATTCCTTCAATTAATAGTAGGGATTTGTGCATTCCGCTAAATTTCTGGTTTACTAAAAACCCTAGTTTAGCATTACCTATAATTAAATTAGTAGGTAATTATAATAATAATATTAAATTACAAATTGAATTTGAAAATATAGAAAACTTATATACTGTTTATTCTGATATTTATAATATGCATATTAGTCCGAATTTTTATAATTATATGCATAACAAAAAAATAGATATCACAAAATTTATTAAACAAAATGCTTTTGTCGCACACATTGAAGCAACTTATATTATTTTAGATACAGCAGAAAGAGGTGTCTTATTAAAAACTTGCAGTCAAAGTTATTTGATTGAAAAACTTTCAATAAAATCAGATCAATTTTCTGCATCTGTCGCAAATACTGTTAACACTATACCGATACAATCACAATTAGGAATTAAAGAAATAATTTGGACATTAAAACGAGGTGATGCAATGGATAATTTCAATGACTATTTTAATTATACATATAGTATACCAAAAAATAATGAAAAAAGCATTATGAAAAATGCTAAATTAATTTGGGATGGTGGTAGCGGCAATCCATTTTTCCGAGTAGAAGAGAAAGAAGCATATTTTTATAATAAAATACAACCTTATCAGCATCATACAGCAATACCTATGCAAGGTATCTATTTATATTCATTTTCATTATATCCAGAGAAATGGTTTCCTTCTGGTTTTTATAATGGTGCATTCGTTAAAACAATTCTGAGTATGACTTTTAATTTATATGAAAATAATTATATTGATACTATATATGCTAAAAAATCGTATACAGGATCTAATAAAAAAATTTATTGCAATGTTTATGTAGTAGAATATAACATTCTAGAAATTACAAACGGATCAATTGGCTTAAAATTTGCAAATTAAAAATATTTAAAAATAATAAATGGATATTATAGTTTTCATTTTAATTGTCGTTGTTATATTATTTATTTACTATTTGATTAATGTTATAAAAGATTTACAATTAGAAATAAAATCTATGTCTTCTAGCTGTAATTTAGCTAATGCTACCAATACTACTAATAAACCTTTTGAAACTTTTGATGTAAAAATTAAAAATGATATCGTTAGTTTTCTAGATTTTCTTAAAAATTCTTTTATATAAGAATAATTTTTAATTATAATTAATATGCCTCGTAAAAAAACAGCTCAAGATAATACAGTTGCTAAAAAAGCACCTAAAAAAAATATAATTGATTCAATGATTAAAAATAATGAAAATGACGATAATAATGATGTTATTATTCAATTATCTATTCCACAGGCAAAGATTAATAATATTATTAATAATAATGAAAGTCAGGATGCTAAGATTTTAATTCCTACTCCTTATGAATCTCAATCATATTTTTCAAATGATGCAGAAAATATATCTTATGATAATGAATACCAGGCAACTAATACTATTAATCAAAATGTTAAAAATTCGAGCTGTTTCTGGTGTTGTCATTCGATCGAAGGGTCTACTGTTTATAGTATGCCTTATAATTATGATGCTTTAAATGACAATTATTTTGTTTTTGGGTCATTTTGTTCTTTACAATGTGCTAATGCGTATAATTTTGCAACTCACGGTAGTAGTGATAAAGTATGGGAAATTAATAGTTGGATACAGATGCTTGCAAAGAGATATGGATTTTCGAATATAATTCGCCCAGCTCCTTCTAGATATCTATTAAAAATGTTTGGAGGAAATTTAAGTATCGAAGAATTCAGAGAAGCACATCTAAAAACCGATAAAACATATATCTTAAATATTCCACCGATGATTTCTATTAATACAAGTTCAGAAATATTAAATACTTCATATTTAGCTAAATTATCAGAAAATAAAAAAAATAAAAAATGTATATAAAAAAATGATTAATTATTCTTAAATGAATATCTCATTATCAATTCGATGGAACCTTCATCTGATATTTATTTTACTGAATATAAAGTTAGCACAATTACTTGTAATGCCGATTTAGGAATAAATTTAAATCTTGATATTTTATATGAAAATTTCGAATTAAATGAACAATTTATATGGATTTATTATCCAAAAATAACAGATAAACCAAATTCAAGGGGTGTCTATCCTAAGAAAAAAAGGACACCTAAAAAAGAAGGTGTTAAAAAAAACCTGTTTGATAATCAAGTTACAACTATTTTCAAAATTAGTGATGTCTATTTACCAAATCTTAAAATCTTTAAAAATGGTAATATTCAAATTACTGGTATTAAAGATAAAATGATTGTTGAAAATATTATCAATCTTATTATTAGTCAAATTAAAACAATTTATGAAAAAAATACAAATTTAACAACTTCTGATATCGAAACTATTAAATTTAATAATTTTATTATACGGATGATTAATACAGATTTCAAATCTTTTACAGATGATTCTATGCAAAACAAATTCCTTATTAGAAGAAAAATTTTACATAAAATTCTTATTAATGATGTTTATAATAATAAATGTAGTTTTGAACCAGGTCGTTATCACGGTGTAAAATTGGAATATTTCTGGAATTCCAACAAAGAAAAATTAGATGGTATTTGCAACTGTAGCAAACATTGTTTCGGCAAAGGTTCTGGAAAAGGTGAAAATAATTGCAAAAAAATTACAATTGCTATATTTGAAAGTGGTAGTGTTCTTATTACAGGTGGTATTTCATTTGAACAAATCGACGAAGCATATAAATACATTACTACTATTCTTAATACTCATAAAACAGAAATACAAAAATCTGATTTGAATTTATTGTTATTATAGGATTAAATTAAGTTTAGCTATGATTTCTTCAAATCCGTATATTTCTTCCATATTATAATACATTGTATATTCGTCATTTTGACAAATTATTTTTATTTTTAATTGTTTATTATTTTTTTTAAATGAACGATTGCATATTAATTTGTTTTCTATATTATCATAATAATCATCATACATATCTAATATTTCAAATTTTGTTTCATTTCTTTTTTTGATTATATAGCAATCTATATATTCAATATTCTTGTAATTTAACATTTCAAATAATTCTAATTGTATATCATTATCATCGTCTATAATTGTATCATTGTATCTCATAGCTATTTTTTCACCATCAGTCATTAATTTAAACTCATAAATATTTCCCTGAAAATTAATTTTATAATTATAAACATCTCCATCGTCGTTATAATCTATTTTTAAAGAAACTATTTTTGAATTTTTTTTAATGAAAAGTTGCAAATCTTGAAATTCCATTTATATATAAAATAATTCAAAATTTAAATTGTCATTTTTTTATTAAATTATATAAAGTTATTTTTATTTCTTTTTATATAATTTAACAAAAGATTTATGTATAGATCTATATTCTATATAATTCTATCGTTTGGCCAAAATATTGTATTCAATTATTATCTGCTTTTATTTGCAATATTTCCAACCTATTTTAAAGACTCTGTTGTAAATGCTAAAAAAACTTCCGATAACTATTATAATAAAATGATGTTATTATCGTTTACAGATGATATTTATAATAAATATCACATTGATCTTATTAATGTTCACGCCAATATTATTAAATATATTACTGAAGACAAAAATAAAACAACTGAAGATAATATAAGTGTAATGAGTGATTTAAGTGATATGAGTGATTTAAGTGCTACTTGTGATTGTCACGATGAACAATAGTATGACATAAACCTAAAGTTATAGCTTCTTCTGAAGTTATCATTCTAAATTTACTTTTTATATTTTTAATCATTGTCTCACTCATTTTTGTTTTTTCTTTTAGTATTTGATTGATTATATCAAATACTAATTGTGTGTTTTTAATGTTATCATCTATTAATAAACTAGATTTATTATGAAAATATAAAATATTACATATGATCGATGCATAATCAAACATAAATATTCGATCACAATATAACATAGGTAATAAATCATCAATACTTATAGGACCATCTATTATAGCATAAGTAGGCTGTTTTATATTTAGAATTCTCGGAATTATATTTAATGTCTCAAATATTGTTTGATTTGTTTTTCGTTCATTCGTATCATCAAAATCTTCTGTTTTTTTTTCTGTACAATAACTGTGTCTAGGATGTATTATAACAGGTGATAAATTATCTTCAAATAATATTTTGTCTATATCAGATATCAAATTATTACAAGAGATTCTTATATTATTGTTAGGACTTGCTAAGATTTCAGATAAATTATCTTTTATTTCTATTGTTTTTGTTGTTTTGTGCAATTTAATTATTCTGTCTACTATACCTTTTTTTAAACAAAATTTAGCATCTAATAATAAATCGTGTTGTAATAATTCTATTAATTCTTCGTGTTCAAATTTTGTGCGTTCTTTGTAAATATTAACAACTGTTTCAAAATATGAATCATATATTTCAAGCATATTGTGAAGTTGTTGTTGTTTTTTATTAAATTTTCCAACTACTGAATACCCGTGTACCATGCAATAACCATAATTATTGATTAATCTATATGGACTATTTATAGAAAGGAATGTTGCAGCAGAAGCACTATAATTATCAACTATCGTTGCTATCGGATTTTTACTCAATGCAAATATACTAAATAATCGCATACCTGCTGTTAAACTTCCGCCTTTTGATGAAATATGAATTAATATAGGTTTTGGTTGTATTATAGCACCAGCTTCTGTTTTTGTTGTTTTATTTGCTTCATTTATATCATCAATTAATTTAGATACGCTTTCATTAGTTACAAAATCGTTAAAATATATATGTGTTAGTTTATTAGTAAAAAAATCATTATCAGACATTTTTTTAAATACGCTTATATCCATTATTATCTATTATTAATAGATATATATAATCATAAATAATACTTATAAACGATTTATATTTATTGTCATCATATAAATAAGTGTTTATAATTGTTGTATAAAATTTAAATGGATCTGTTTTTATTATCACCATCGTTATTAAATATGCCAAAAGCATATAAAGCCCAACAATCAAATCTTTATATGTCGTTTTAGTATTATAAATCAATAATATTGGTATTAATTTGATAATAGTATTTATAATTATGAATTTAATAATATTATATCTATTTGCACCCATAAATATTAAATACAACAACTCACCAAATGTTATTACATATCCTATTATTAATAATAGGAGTGGGTTGTACTTAGTTAATTTAAAATAGAATAATACAAACCATATGAATATCCAATATGAAAATATCTCAAACATTTAAGATTTTGATGCTCTATATATATATATAAATGTTAAATATTACTGATATCAATAATGATATTGATTTATCTGATGAAAAAATAATTAAAGGCATTTCAATGGATTGTAATATTATTTTTGATATTATTGACAGTTTAATGATTGGTGGTGAATGTTGTATTGTTTTACCTTATAATAATGTTTTTTATAATAAAACTGATAATGATTATATTTCTTTGCGTAAATATATATTAAAAACTTGTGATTTAAAAGAAGTAACTTATTTACCGATTGGAATGTTTAATAAGAATGTCAAAATGTTTTTCATTTATTTCATTAAAACAACTGAGAAAAATAATAAATATCAAACAGAAAATATTAGGTTTTATGATTATAATTTTTTTGATAATTCTAAGGAATTTTTGACAGAAGCTAATATTAACGATATCATTATTAACAATTGTTCTTTCAATTATACTGATTATCTTAAAGAAACATTGTTAGCTCCAGATTGTTATATTATTAAGTCACTATCAGAAATTGCTATTATCGATTCTGGCGATTTTGATAATGGTGCTAATAGTAGTAATGATAAATTTAAAATCTATGGATGTAAAGATGAAAATAAAACTACAAATAAATATAATAGAGAAGGTTTTAATATTATTGTAACTAAATACAAAGTATTTTTAACTGAAGAAAAATTATTTCTTAATAATTATGCTGTTTCAGTAAAACCTAAAACAAATATTATTTTATATAAATATCTGGCTTATTATTTATTTTACAAATATAAAAATATCAATCTAAAAACTTTGAAGAATTTAAAAATTTTTATTCCTTCAATTGAAGTCCAAGAAGAAATTATTAATTTTATTGATAATAATGATAAAACAATTGTTGATTTGAATAATCAAATCGATGACCTTAAATTAAAATCTTCTATTTTGTTTTATAATATAAATTGATTTAAAGACTTATATTATTAATATTATTATAAAATATTAGCATTTTCACTATGTCAAAAGAAGATAATGTAGGCATCGGAATTGACCTCGGCACAACTACGAGTTGTGTAGCTGTTTGGATTGGCGATCGTGTAGAAGTTCTACCAGATCATCAAACTGGATCTCGTATAATTCCTTCTTATGTTACTTTTACAGACGATGAAAAATTAGTTGGTGATGCTTCTAAAAATGTATCAACAATGTATCCCAAAACAACATTTCACGATATTAAGCGTCTTATTGGTCGTAAATACGATGATAGTTATGTTCAAGCCGATAAGAAATTATGGGCATTCGATGTTGAATCAGATGCTAACAATAAACCTGTTTTGAATTTTGAATATAAAGGTGAAAATAAAAAATTATATCCTGAAGAAATTTCTGCAATGGTTCTTGCTCGTCTAAAAGAAACTGCAGAAGCTTATCTTGGTCATCCTGTCAAAAAAGCAGTTGTAACAGTTCCTGCTTATTTTAATGATAGTCAACGTCAAGCAACTAAAGACGCCTGTACTATTAGTGGAATGGAATGTTTACGAATTATTAACGAACCTACTGCCGCTGCTATTGCTTATGGTCTTGATAAAATTGCCGACAATCAGAAAGAAAAGACTATTCTTATTTTTGATGAAGGCGGTGGTACTCACGATCTTTCAATTTTAAGCATTGATGGTGGTATTTTTGAAGTCAAAGCAACAGCTGGTGATACTCATTTAGGCGGTTCTGATATTGACAATCTTATTGTTGATTATCTTTGTGCTGATATTAAAAAGAAATTTAATAAAGATATTAAACAATTTCCAAAAGCTCTAAAAAGACTTAATATTGCTGCTGAAAAAGCTAAGAAGAATTTGTCAACTACTACTTCTGTACCTATTGAAATCGATTCCTTGTTTGATGGTGTTGATTATATGACTACAATTAGTCGTGCCAAATTTGAACAATTAGCTGAATCTTTTTTTAACAAATCGATTGAACCAATTTCTAGAGTTCTTCAAGATGCTAAAATATCTAAATCAGATGTTGATGAAATTGTTCTTGTTGGTGGCACTACTCGTATTCCGAAAATTCAAGAACTATTGAGCAATTATTTTAATGGTAAACAACTAAATAAGTCTCTTAATCCTGATGAAGCTGTAGCAATTGGTGCAGCAATTCAATGTGCTATTCTTACAGGTCAAGGAAGTTCTAAAACAAATGATTTGCTTCTTCTTGATGTTGCTCCACTTTCTTTAGGTATTGAAACTAGTGGAGGTGTTATGACTAAAATTATTGAAAGAAATACAACAATACCAACTAAGAAATCACAAACTTTTTCAACATATTCAGACAATCAACCGGGAGTTGATATTAAGATTTATGAAGGTGAAAGAGGTTTTGTGAAAGATAACAATCTTCTTGGTTCGTTTAATCTAAGTGGAATTCCACCAATGCCAAGAGGACAGCCGAAAATTGTAATTGATCTTTCTATTGATGTCAACGGCATTCTTGAAGTAACTGCCAAAGAAGAAAGCACTGGTAAAACTAATAATATTAAAATTACTAATGATAAGGGCAGATTATCTAAAGAGCAAATTGAAGAAATGGTAAAAGCTGCTGAAAAATACAAAGAAGAAGATGAAAAAAACAGGCAATTAATTGAATCAAAGAACGAACTTGAGAATTATCTTTATAATACTAAAAATAGTTTATCGACTAAGGCAGAAGGTGCACCTGAAAATTTTGATGAAATTAAAGCTGAAATTGATCCAGTTGTTGAAGAGGCTCTAAAATGGCTTGAAGAAAACCCTAAACTAACAACAGAAGAATATAAAAATAAACAGAAGGAATGTGAAGATAAAATTAAACCTCTAATTACTAAACTGTATGGTGCTGTTCCACCAATGCCACCTTTTCAAACCTCAACAAGTGGAGGAACTGAAGGAGGTCCGAATGTAAATGTTAATGTAAATAACGAAGATGAACTTGATTAAAAATTATTTTGATTCTAAAATACTAATTCTATTCAATAAATCATTTATTTGTTGTTGTTGTGCTTGAATTAATTTATACAATTCTTGTGTTGCACATACATTCAATGTGTATATATATTCTTTTTTGATTGCGTGGAAATCATCAACTTTTGTGCCATAAATAAAACAATTATCTGTTTCTAATTCTTTATCTATGATTATTTGGTTTGTGTCTGGTAGTATATCTATTATTTTTGTTTCTTTTAAATTATTAGATTCAGTTCTAATATTTATTATATCATTTACATTCAAATTATATAAATTGTCTTCTAAAGTTATTATATTACTACTGCAAGGAAATGATTTATAAATATTTGGTATAACTTCAGATTGTATATTTACTGCTTCTGGTATAACTTCTTGAATCTGTTGTGCTATAAATCCATAAACAGTATCACTACCTCTCGATTCTTTATCTATATATTCATATGTTTTAGGTTGAATTGCTAAAATTTTTTGTAATGCAGTATCATCGTTTATATCATTTATATTGGTTTTAATTCTACTGTCACTACTATAAGTCCAAGCAGTACTGTTTAAATATCCAGTGCCATTAACATATAATTTATAATTACCTGGATCACTTCCACCTACTATTGTATTACCACTAGGTCTGACTGTAAATAATATAGTATCAATACTAGTTGCAGTAGTACTACTACGCATATTGATTGTAAATGCTGCCGTACCATATATTTTTGAATGTGCTGCACTAACACCTCCCCAACCATTAGCGGAACCACCATAATTTAAATTGATTGAAACTCCCCAATATGAACTAAGCATTGTATCGCCACCAAAAACATTTGTTAAAGTTGCTCCATTGTTAATAATTCTGGTTTCAGCTACTGATAAACCGTTTGCAATATTCGATGCTGACATAGTTAAATCACTCATCACGTTTAATGTTGAATTCAATGATGTTGTTATTCCTATGCCAATTTTATTATTACTGTTAATGTATATAGCAGATGCACCAGAGCCTGATAAAAACATTAAATTCGTATTTACCAATGTTCTTAATATCATATCACCTGCTGCTGCACTTGATGAATAATTACCTGCAGTACCTGCTATGCCTAAATTATAATCAGTTGATCTAAAAAGTAAACTTTGTGCTGAATTTGTTGCACCTGTTATATTAATACTATCTGCGATCCATGCATTTCCATTAACTGTTAATTTAGCACTTATACCCGATGCTGTACCGATTCCTACATTTCCACCTGCACCTTCTTGTAATATTAAATTTTGACTAAAACCAACACTTTGTTGAATTGTTTGAATTTTAGCAGGTGTTGTAGCTGTTGGAGCTGATATCAATAATTGATAATTATTTAAAACTTGTACATTATTACCAGAAATAGTATTTGAATCAAATACAGTTAAATTTGTAGTATATAATGCGCCTCTACAATCTAATTTGACATTAGCAACATTATCGGTTGTGCCTATTCCTACATTTCCTGCAGGTGATATGAAAAATGATGTAAATTGAGTATTTGTATTAGCTCCTGATGTTTTTTGATTAATTTGGAATGATGCTCCGAAACTACCGTTGTCAGTTGCTATTAATGAACAATTTGCAGAATTAGTTGTATTATCATATGTAGTTAAATTTAATATTGATTTTGCTCCACTACCACCTTGTGCCATAACTGTTAATTCTGGGTTTGTTCCTTTGATATGACATATTGTATATGGATTACTTATGCCGATTCCCGCTCTGCCTGCTTGAGTTAGCTCTAATACTGGTGTAGTAGAAGTAGAAAATGATAAATTATTTGATGTTGTTGAATATCCAGTTCCTTTATGTTGTATATACCATAGTGTTCCAGTTTTTTCAAGTAATATTCCTGCTTCTCGTGCTGTATTTGCTCTAACTCTAACGAAATTATTAAAACTTGAATTGTCGGTATAAACATCTAACATATATGAAGATGGGACTGTTCCTATTCCGACATTACCACTGTTATAAATATTTGAACCATTTATAGTTGTTAATGCTGAGCTATTACCAATATTTAATGGTAATGCAGAAGTTCCGTTTGTTGCTATACAATCGATAGTACCACTTGGCATTAAACGCAATACTGGATTTGTTGCATTTTTAGTTAAATTTGTGCTTTCTGTTAACCACAATTGTCTGTTAGTTGGACTATTTGTCCCGAGTAAAAATGCTATACCATCTGAATTATTTACAGTACCATAAAACTCTGTGCCTGATAATATAATTCTAGGCAATGTTTGTGTAGTTGAATACAATTCAATAGCTGATTTAGGCAAAGATGTTCCTATACCAACATTGCTATAAATATTAGTGTATACGGTTGACCCATATTTATTCCAAACATTCGAATAAGAATTTGCTATATCTTCTTTGCCATATATTTGCAATTCTGCAAAATTAAGAATATAAGCATTAGCGTCTCCACCTACTAAACTGCTTATGACCCATCCTATATATAAATATGGTATATCAAATACTGTTGGTAATTGTCTTTCAAAATAACCAGATGAATAATTAGCAGCTGCTAATTTAGTTGTTATATTACCTGCATCAGTAATTTCAACCCATGTAATACCATCATTTGAACCATAACATTTCCATAATCCAGGTGCTCTTGAAGTTATTGCAGATCTATTATAAAATCTAAATCTAGTTAAAACAATTGGATATGGGAATTTGACTATTATCCAATCTCCATAAAATGTTTGTGTACCAATTCTAGATGTTGTTGCAGTAAATGCCCCTCCATTTGGAGTATAGCCACTGTTAGACGCCCAATGTGCACCACCTGCTGTATTAGCTAAATCGTAGTCAAATAATAAACTTTTAGGTACTCCACCACTAATAGTAGAAGACACAAATATTGTGTATACACCATGATTATTCAAAGTTAATGTTTGTTTATAATAAGTTGTTGGTAAAATATTGAATATTTCATTTGAAGATGTTGTTGTATCATCTGTTGGCGATATTGTGTCAGGAGCTCTTGGTGGAAATTGTTTTTCATTTGTGTTATAAAGCAATATATTGAATTTATCATTATTTACAAATGTTGTATTTAAACTACCTGTAAAAGACAACTCTGCTATACTTAAATTTATATCTCCTATTGTTTTTGTTACTATCAAACGATAGTAATTGTAAGATGTAAAATTATATAAAGAAAAGGTTTTTGTGGGGGTAGTAGTATAATCTGTTATACCAACTTGCGATGATAATAAATTCCAATTTGAATTATCAATAGAAGAAGCAAGAATAAAATTATTGGGACATTTTAAATTACTTGCAGCAATTCCTGTAATTGAAAAAGCAGTAGCACAAAACCCTTTATCATATTGTAATTGAATCCATTCCCCAGGATAAACAAGGCCTGAAACATTACTTGTTCTAGTTATGTAAGTTCCTAAATTGCTGTAATTATAGCTGGTTGATGCATTATAAGCAGAAGCAATGGTAAATTCATTAGTTAAATTATTATCAAAAACTAAATATGAATTTGCATTAGAAGAAGAAGACGATGTATAAGTTCCATTTTGCAGAGCATTGGTAGTTAAAGTAACAGAATTAGTAGTAGTAAAAGCAGCAGTAGGTGGAAAAATCAGAGAAGTAGTTTGATTTTCTAATTTAAAATTATTTAATTGAGATGCATCAGCAGAAATAGTACCAGTAATTAAAGCATTACCTGCAACCGTCAAATTAGAAGAAGGATTAGTTATACCAATACCAATATAACCACCACTATGAATAGTCATTCTTGAGTTTGTTCCAGTTCCTGCAGTTGTATAAAATTGTAAATCTGCTAGATTTCCAGAATAAGTAGTTGATAATATTTTAGCACTATTTGCTGAATTAAATGCTGGAATTCCAAATTCAATACCAGAAGACTCTAATGGTGCATTATTATTAGTTTCTACCCTTATCATAGCAGGTGTAGCACTTTGAACATGAAATCTTTGTGTAATAGTATTTGTGCCAATTCCAATATTTCCTGAATTATTAATAGTCATTCTTCTGGTACTGGCAGTTGATAGATATATATTACCAGCTGTAGCAGATGAAGAACCATAAGCAGCGATTGTAAGGTTTCCACCAGTAGTATTGCTGGGATGTAATGAAATTGTCATATCAGTGTTTAAGGTATTTTGAATAAATGTGTTTATAGTATCAGCACCATTGATTCTTATTCCTCCAAAATCACTATAACCGCTTACTTGTAAAGAAAAATTTGAATTATCCCAAGTACCTGATTGAGCAAATCTTACTAAAGGTTGTGATGTACTTGAACTTGTAACAGTCAATTTTGTACCTGACGAAAAACTGGCATTAGTTCCTATACTAACATTACCGTTATTATAAATATTTGAACCATTTATAGTAGTTAAAGTTGAAGTAGAGCCAAACATTATAGGTAAAACTGTTAAACCATCTGTTGCAATACAATCGATAGTACCACTTGGGATTAAACGCAATACAGGATTTGTAGTATTAGAAGTTAAATTTGCACTATCTCCTATCCATAATTGTCTATTAACAGTTCTATTTACACCACATAATAATGCTATACCCGAACTTGATGTAGTTTGACCAGTATAAAATTCTTTTCCAGATAATATAATTCTAGGTAAATTTTGAGTAGTTGAATATAATTCTAAAGATGCATTTGGCAATGTTGTTCCCATTCCAACATTTCCGTTTGATGTAAAAGTTACTCTTGAAGTTAAACTTAAAGGGCTAATTGTGCCATTATTAAATGTTAAATTATAATTTCCTGTTGTTACTTGCCAAGCTGCGTTAGCTATATCCCATAAATTCAATGATGATTGTTGACTACCATTACCAATATAAAAATTTGTAGCTGATGCACCATTGTAAACTCTAGCATCTCCGCTTACATCTAATCTATATGTTGGTATTACACCTATACCAACATTTCCAGAGGAATTTATAATCATCCGAGGCGTCGATGATGACATATTATTACCTGTATTAAAAACTATAGATGCTCCGCCATATGATGCTTCCAAAAACAAACTGCTTTGATAATTATTACCATAAGCAGACCCGCCGTAACCAATATAAGCACTATTATTTAAATCATTTTTAAGTTGAATAGAATTAGTTGCAGTTGTTGAAGGAGATGATATAACCAATTGATAATTCCCATCAGAAGTTGTTATTGTCAATGGTCCACTCATAGTCCCTCCAGTTAATGCCAAAAAAGTTGATGAAAGATTAGCAGAAGTTAGATATGAACTAAAATTAATCAATGTACCATTGCTATATAATGATGTAAGATTTACAGACCCATTTACGTTAAGTTTATATGTTGCTGTATCGGATGTTCCCATTCCAATGTTATTACCCATATTTATATATATCGCAGCAGTACCTGGCCCTGATAAAAACATTAAATTAGAATAGCTTCTAATAACCATATCATTGGCAAGAGCAGAAGTTGAAAAATATGTTGCTGCACCTGGAATTGCAATATTATTACCATTTACAGATGTTAATTGAATATTAAGATTACAAGAATTGAAATACAAATCTCCTGTAATAGGTTTTGTAAGTCCTGCAGATAATGGTAAATATTTATTTATTAAACTAGTACCTGATTCAAAAATTGTTGTTGCATTTGTATTGCCTGAAACATTAAGCCTATAGGTAGTTGTATCTGTTGTTCCTATTCCTACATTTCCTAAAATGGCTGCATTACAATTGCCTGCAACATATAAATTAGAAGTAAAATTAGTTCCTCCTATTCCTATAGGCCCTAAGAAAATATTAGATTGTGCTGAGTTGTTTTGATTAATCAAACCTCCTACTAAAACATTAGTGCTTAAATTTGTGTTTCCTGAAACATTAAGTTTATAAGTTGTTGTGTCTGT